TTTTTAGCTATGTCAGCGGTATTAAGTTCGCTCTCGAAATCATATAGCAGTGACTTTAAAGCATCTTCATTTTGTAAGTCGCTAGTCAGTTTGGCTTCGTAAGACTTAAGCATCTCAGGATTTATTACACCTCCTTGCTTTCCTTTGCTGTATATGGTTTCATTATCTTTCAATATACCAAGAGCTAGCCTGTTGTCTTTAAGAAACGGTTGTTCCATGTTGTTGTAAGAAACTTCTTTCCCGTCAAGATCAAATCCTATATTACCTCCAGCTAATATTTTAAAGGGAGCATTAACACCTATGTCTGCTGCACCATCACTATCTTCATCGGCAAAACCATATACTCTAGCCGCATTAGAGTTGGCATCTCCATTACCATTTGAGTACATACCGTCTAACTGATTCTCAGCGTATTCTACTTTACCTTTTTTGTAAGCACCTAATTGGCTTGCCATATTCTGGAAGCTGTTATTAACCCCCTGCATTATGTCAACATATTCCATGTACTCTGGGCTTGTAGTATCGTCAAACTTAGCTGCTTCTTTAGCGGCGTTAGCATACTCTGATCTTTGCGTCACTAGAAAGTTGCGCATAGTTTTTGTTTCTTCAGGGCTAAAGCTAGTAAAATCCATGTCGGTTTTAAGGTTGCCCATATACTTGTTCACCTTATTTTGAATTGCTTTGTTCTTAGCTATTCTGCTATCTACTTGTGGAGCAGGACTGTTACCGCTAGCTATAGAGCTTGTTGCAAACCCTTGAGCGACAGCTTTGCCTACGTCTAGAAATTTCTTACCTGTTTGAGCAGCTCCTTTTATTAATGCGTTATTTGCCATATATTTTATTTTTAACCGTGTCCAACCATTCCGTCAGCACCTCCGAGCACGTCTAAACCAGAGCCTATTAATCCACCAACACCTCCAATTATAGAGCTTGTAGCAGCGTCTCTAGCTGCATTCGCTGCTCCTAACCTACTCTGAGACATACCTAGCATAGTATTTGTTTTATCTTGTTCAGCAGTTCTAGAAGCATAAGCTCCTTGTAATTCTTGATTCTGCAATTGTCCAGCCATTCTTCTTTCAGCCATTTGATTACCCGCTTCCTGTTGACCAATACTAGTAGATGCTGCTTGGGCATTCACTGTTTGTTGGTTGCTTAGTGACTGAGCTAAAGCTGCAATACCAGATCCTCCAGCTGCTCCTTGTAGGGAATTCATAGTGTTAGCCATACCCGCTTGCTGCTGTTGGTTAATAAAATCAGCTTGCTGTGTATTAACAGTAAGATCCTCCATAGTATTTTCTTGGTTCACTGCTAAATTAGAAGTGTCGGCTCCTTCCATACGAGCTTTGTTCGTATTAAATTCCTTCTGAGCAGCTTTCTGCTCTCGCCTTCTTGCTCTACCGCCAATTAAACCTCCAGCTATTCCAGCTAAACCTGTTACCGCGCCTTTTAGCGCGCCTACTCCTATTGCCATATTAAATTGTTTTATAAGTTATTATTACGTATTATTTGCTACTTACAAGAATATCAGACCCTACGGAGAATAACTCTGCGTAATCAACGGAATCATTCTTGAATTGCATCTCAGCATAGTAACCTTTTAAACCATTAGTGTTTACATTAGCTGTTTTACTAAAGAGTATAAAGCTAGTTAGGGTAGGTCTTATTGTGTTTGCACCTATTTCTGTAGTAATAGTATTTAAGGCTCTGTCGATAGCTGTAATCAACCCCATAACCTGTATGTCAACCCCATTTATATCATTGCTATAATAAGTAGTGTCTCCTATCTGTATAGATACATTTAAGGATTGTGGAAATGTTAGTGTTATTGAATCCATAATTAGTTTTATATTTTATTACGTACAGTTATTGTCAGGACAACATAGTCTTAATACTTCCCAAACAGTTGACACGTCATAAGGGGCAGTTATTCTAAGTATGGCTGTAGTACTTGTATTATAATCACCTGGACCATACTCCCACCAAACTATTTGCTGGTAAGCTGTACCACCAACGCCCATTTGAGGCACGGTATATCCAGTTGCAGTATTAAATTCAGTTTGTCTTGTTGGAGGATTAACGTCCGATGCTATAAATTGGTCTTTCGTATCCGCTTGAGCTTCAGTAGGAATAACGCCTCCATTAGGGTTACCCACACTAGTTTCTGGCGGTCCGGGTGAGCTTGTAGGTAAGGGGTTTGAATTTGATGTACCATACGTGTTATCAAATGGCCCAAAGTTATTTACAGTGGTGCCATGACTAGATGTTGCTACTTTATTAGCTATTATAGTAACACCATAAGTTGCGTCTGCTGCACCGTGAAATATTTCGAATTTATCAGGGAAAAGGCCTGCTCCCATAACAAGGAATGCTATTAACCCACCATTAGAGTCTAATCCAACACCAATGTCTTGTATCCCTGAACCTCCTGCGCTAACTGTAGTATTACAAGGAATAGTTACAATAGATGTAAATTGTATTATTGCGCCAAAAGCAGTCCCAAGTTCGTTTACAACAAAAGCTCTAACGTAATAAGTATCACCAGCGGTTAAGCCTGTAATGGAACTAGCGAAACTAGCAGTACCTCCTCCTTGGGCTGTCGCTCCCATTTGTGTGGCGAAATTATCAGCACTCCATTGTATACCCTTTTGAGATACTGTTCCACCCCCGTCTGTTATAGATTCACCACCACCTGTAGCCGTGGTACCTGTTATATTAGTTATTGAAGTAGTTACAATAGTAGGAAGGACAACACATGAAGCACATGTAGCTACGGCTTCTAAAGTTGTAGATGTTAGTTCTCTGTAATTTGACATACTTATTTATTTTTTAAGGTGTTGGAGGGGAACATGAAATACCTGAATCGTCACTGTAATACCCAACAGCGGCTTGAGTTGTTAAAGCACTTGTTGTGTATAAAAGGCCTGTAACGCTAGCTAAAGTAGTTACCCCTGCTCCCGCTACATATACAATGCTTTGCGATGGAGTTCCACAACATAAACCTGGTTCTGTTGTTGAGTAACAAAGGGTTAATTGCGAAAAGCATGAAGCACAAGCACTTACGGCTCCTAAGTTTCCTGATGTTTGTTGTCTGTAATTTGGCATATTTATTTATTTATTTATTTTGTAATTAACAAGATGATCCTGTACTGATGCTTATACCTGTTTCGGCCGATACTGTATTAGCTTGTGCACAAATAGTTTGTCCTTCAAATCCTCCTAGAAAACCATCTCCCACAAATCCCCCTGAAGTGTTGGTATAGCTAAATGTTAAATCAGAGTTTGTTCCGTTTTGAAGTGTATATGATATGCCTGTAGGAGGCGTTGTACACGGAGCTATTGAAACAACCTCACCTAAATTAACACCATAAGCAGTCAATGACGCTATATAGTACATAGTGGTTGCAGTGTTGTTTAAAATTGTTCCGTTTGTATCTGAAAAAACGTCATCTCCAATCAATGGAGCTTGGTTTGTCGCTGGAGAAACTACTTGAAAATATAAAGGTGTTATCTGAGGGGTTGAACAATTGCCTGTAGGATTTCCTATTGAGGTATTATAAGCGGTTAAAGTGGACGGAGAACATGAAATACCCGGGTCGTCGCTGTAATATCCATCAGCAGCTTTAGTTTGAAATGTAGCATCTGTATACAAATCACCTGTTACGCCCGCTAAATTAGCTGCATCTCCCTGTACAAATACTGTACGAGATTCAGAAGTACCGCAACATAAACCTGGTTCGGTTACTGCGTAGCATAACGTTAACTCTGTGTATGACAGTAAAAAATTATCAAGATTAAGCACACTTAACAAAGGCTGAGTTCCTACTACGCCAATGTTTGTGTCCAAATCTATTACTAAGGTCTTAGGATCTGAGGCATTATTTATTGTTATGAGTAATGGATCTTGTACTGTTTGATTAGTTATAGGGTCTCCTAGCCCTTGATTTGACCAATCGGTATTAATAGGTGTTGTATCAAAAATAAAGTCCTGACTACTCCCTGGTTTAGAGGCTGATACACTATAAGAGCGACTTCCTGGAATTGTATAAGGGGTAAAAGACTTAGTGTCAGCAGCTCCAATTGTTATGCTTGAAAACGTAGATGTTAAATTGAAACTAACGTTTTGCGCTGTATACTGATATAATTGCCAGACAGAAGGCTGCCCCGTAGCACAAGGAATGTATGGTGACGTTGTGCAAAAAGAGCTAGCTAAATCGCCAGTTAATGTAAATGTATAAACAACATTAACCGAAGATGCTGGAAAAATTACGCTCTCTGTAGCTAATCCACTACTGTCTATTGTTCCTGAAAATTGCCCAATCGTTGTGCCTCCAACGCTTTCTGTAACTTGTAATTGCCATGCTGCTCCAGTTATCCCGGAAATTGTAATAGACCTAGTTTCTCCAGACGCAAGTACATCTGTTGAATTTATAGAATAAGATTGTATTTCTATAGATGGATTGTATATTTCAGCAGCAATGCCTGTTACTATTATTTCGTCTCCAGTTACTGAGTAATTTGGGAACGTGTAGTTTACGGCGAAATTTACTTGTATAAGATTTCCCGCAGCGTCATTGGTAAGTGTTGTAATTATTGAGTAATCAGCTAGTGTTCCAATAGATAAAGAAGCAGTTGGCAATGTTGGAAAATAATATCCAGAAGAAGCCACCACCGCAACGCTTGATGCTAAAGTTGTATCTCCAAAAACTCCTTCAGATTGATATGTAGTAGAAGGTACGACTGGGGCAGAAACATTTTGTAAGTTAACAAATTGTATAATACCGGAAACAGATACAGGTGTCCTTGTTGCATAACCGGATGCACACACCTCAATAAGAACGTTAGAGGCAGGCATGATACTAGGGGATATGTATGTAATAATACAATTTACATTAAATCCGTTTTGGGAAAATGTAACGCTGCTAACGTAATTAGGTAAAGGTGATATTGCTAAAAAATTATTAGCATTAAGGGAATACCCAAGGTCAGGAGTCAATAGCAACACCACAGACGGATGGTCTATAGTAAAATCAACACCTCCCTCTTCTAGGAAGCTAACTATAGTTACTGTAAAATTACTTATACTTATTGATGACATATTTTATATTATTTCCCCTGTTAGTACGTTTATTGTTACTGCGCTGTCGTTTGGTTGTTTTGCAGAGTAAATTTCTACACCTGATTTAAACACTTGCATGAGCACTCCGTCTCCGTGAGTGTTTAAAGTTCCTCCCGAGTTGTATGTATCAGAAATTAAACCAAATGTTATTATTTCAGGGTTTGGCCCTGTTGTGTTTGCTACAATATTGTCTACTATATCTTGATTCATAGTTATAAGATTGTATCTATCTCGAGACGGATTAAAAGCGTCGCTTGCTGTTATATACTTTTGATAAGGAGAAATCGAGTTTAAAGCTGTACTTGTTGTACCTTGAGCTACAGCTGATGGTACTGTTGTATTAGAACCTTCAACGTCTCCAGTCGGGCTTGTCGCGTATCCGTCGGAATCCACAGTATATGTGTCGTAATAACTAACACCCCCGGTGTTACCAACGTAAGCCCTAGCGATTTCAGTGGTATTACCTACAACGCGGTAAGTACCTCGATCACACCCATGACTGCTAGAGGGAGTTTGAACCATATTGGTAACCTGATTTGTTATTGGATCAGTATAACTTCTAGCTGGTTGGGGGTTTCTTGTTGTAATTAAAAACTCCAGCTCTAATAAGCTAGCTTCTATAGTATCACCTAAAACTTGCTGTGTTCTTGTATTACCATCTGGATCTACTACTGCCATGGTAAAATCTATAATGCCTGCTCCACCTGATACCGTACTTGATGGGATATACCAGTTTCCACTGCCATCGTTTAAAGGAGCGGGTTGATTCATCCAAGTAGGCATATTGGCTTGAGGTAAAATTATAGCTAATTGCTGTACTGTATGATCAGCATCATCTAACCCTATGGGATTATAAGACCAAACATCACCATCTAATAAACCTGTTAACGGAGGTACTTGTGTTGTGAAATAAGGTAAATCCGCTACAGACAGTACGTTTATACTCATGGTTGCAGGGGAACTACAAGAGCCATCACAGCATATTCTAACGTCAAAAGATCCCGCAGAACCGTTGTAATTAGCAGTAGGTGTAAATGATATAGCTCCAGTAGAACTAACGCTAAGAGAGCCTCCTGAAGTAGCGTCACTCGTCAATTCGTAAATAAATCCAGTGCTGCAAGCTGTGTTGTTTTCTGCTATTTGAAATTGACCTGTGGTGTCTTCCTGAACTTCAAACATTTGACTAACCAAGCTAAAAGGTTGCAATTCGATAAAACAATCTGGGTCAATTTTATTTGTTACTGTGAACGAAGTTATTTCTGTATTTCCAGTTATAGCACTTGCTCTCCCAATTCCTTGTACGTTAAATTCTCGGGAATCTACATTATTATCGCAATCATCTACAAAAAATGTAGGTAATCCTTTTATGTAATTGTAATATTTTCCCTCTTTATTTATAAGCTCTTTGACCTCTCCTTCTTGCAAGTCTGTTATTATAGAGTTTGCGTACCAGCCTTTAGTTGTTGAGAATTCTGTAGGTATTAACTGTTGTGCCTGTACCTGCGCTAAAGAAAAAGTTTTAGCACCTGTTGCTGCGGTCTTGTATATATATTCACGAGAATCCGTTCCGCTGTAACTAATTGTTCTAAAATCTTTTACAGATGTAGGGCTTTCATTAAAAATAGCAGTAAAAGAACTTTCGTAATAAGGTTCTAATCCACCTGCTTCAGAAGGTCCTTTACCATAAAAGTTATTATACGAAGTATTAGAATTCATTTCCCAAATCTTACCTGATTTGAAAGTGTAATAAACATTATTCAAACTAATTCCGTTCTCTGGTATATATGTTTTTCTAGAAGTCCAACCGTTTAAATCGTCTTTGAAAGACACTGTAGTCGAATATGTAGGGTACTCATTAATAAACGCACCACATTCCGGATCCTTGTTAAGCCTATCTGTTTTACCAGCACCTAAAGTTTGTTGCCAGTAAGGGGTAAGTTTATTAAAAGTAACATTGTAATTTCTTGTATCAGCATCCCAAGAACCGATTATCTTTTTATTAATAGATAAATTATCTTGGAAAAACCCATGCATCCCATAATCCGAAACAGGTGTTATTCCGTCATTAGATAGTCTTATAACGGTTCCTCTGTTAGAATCTACAAAATACATTCTAAATCCAAACTCAGCAAATGACTCTGGATTTGTACCAATACCGTACTCTCCTTGGTATGTTATTGTTTGACCAAGAACAGCTCTATTAGATGTTACGTTTGTACTTCCGTCAGCGTTAAATAAAGCGTCCTTATTAGCTAAAATCTTCATTGCCTTATTCTCACACAATGTAATTAAATCGGTGTCTCTAGCGTATAGTTTTTGAATTGATCCATACTCTGGGTTAACATCTTTAGTTATACCTTCGGCTTGGATGAATTGATTTAAACCATTTATTCCAGATGTTGAATTAAATATTTGTGAAAATATTAAACCGTTAGATCTCGTTTCTTGTTCATAAGGCTCATCTAAAGTAGCAGAAGCTTTAACTCCGTTAGACATTGTAGTAGCATTGTAGTCATCTCTTATTCTATCTGATTCTACCCCGTTACCAAATGAATAGCAATTGAACCAATCTAGTTCATGTGGATCTCCATGCTCACTCATAAGATAGTTACCCGCTACTTCATAATATATGTCGAGCTCAGCAGCTTCCTTTGGCTCTGTTTCAAAAACAGCTGGATTGCTACTTGAAAATGAATCATTGGAGCTATCTAACCCTAAAAACTCCATACCTATATAACTATCTGAAGAAGCACTACTAGCTGCGGTCCACTCATCAATACCACTACCGTCTACTTGATCTGTTGGATCCCATTGTAAGCCAAACAAATTGCCTTGTATAGGTTCTATATCTAATACCCAGAAAGTTGTTTGATTTGTGGTGTTTTCATAATTATCCCAGCTACTACTAGTGTTCTTACAGTCGTAGTTGGTTATTTGTCTTTGGACTGTATTGGTTATCCTGTAAATAGTCCCGTTAGGATCAGATTTACCATTACCCGCGTCAACAAACCTAAATAAAGAACCATTGGTATTTAACTGAGTTAACAAAGCAGGATTACTAATTGCTAACCCCTCTTGCCTACCAGTTCCATAACCTCCAGACCATCCAACCCTTAGCTTACCAGGTGTACCTGTTCCCCCTAAGGCTACAGAGCTTGCTCCTGCGAAGTTACCTTTGGTACATTCGGTTGACACCGCGGATATATAAAATCGTTCATTAGAGCCTTGAGCATCTAGTTTTGTCCAGTTGTTACCTCCCACAGCTCCTTGACCCCAGAAGCTTCCTGAGCGCTTATTCCCTGTTAGTAGATAAGTATAACCTAGAGCTTTTCTTAAATAAGAAGTACTTGCATCTGCACCAGCATTTGTAATTTTGCTTTCAAGTAAAGAATCTTGATTTACTTTAACAAAAAATCTTCCCGTAAATTCCGGTTTATTTAATGTTTGAATTTCAGCTAATTCTAATGTTAATCCAGAAACTTTGTTACTAAAACCGTAAGGCTCTGTGGAAGTAAAATTCATGTCCGACCCAAAAGAGCTACTGCAAATAATCCTTACCTGTTGATTAGCAAGATCAGTACCGCTTCCTGCTAAACCAAAAGATGATATTTTGTACCATTCACTAGTGGAATTTGCTGTTAAAATTCTTAACTGTATTCCAGACTGAGTCCTGGTAATTTCTCCAAAATCTTCGTCAAATTTTTTAGCGCTATCAAACCAAACCTCATTAGCTCCTTCTATTGGAAATCCTGCAGCAAACTCCCATCCTACAGCTCGCCCTTTAGACAATCTAGTTTCTTTTAAATATTGAGGAGCTTCATTTTCAATAGCTATAACTTTGTATCTAGCTTCTTCTGTTACAGGGTTGTCGTTGTCGTGCTCTTTTTTTAATGTAATAAAAGTTTCTTCATCGATCTTGTTTCTTTCAGCTGAAGGAAATGACAACCAAACATTACCGTCTTCTGCATCGTAAAATCTATCCAAGCATATATTATAATACTCTTGACTAGTTTCTTTTACATAATATTTAAAGGTTGAAAAAAGTTTATTTTGAGCGTAATAGGGTTCTGTGTTAATTAACTGAGCTGTTATGCTGTTAGCAAATTGAGCCTCTCCTTTTTCAATAACAACAGAAGCATCTTTACCTGTAAATACAGGGGTGGTTCTTCCGTATTCATCCTGGTAAGCAACGCCTATCTGGTAGGTTCTAATGCTTTTTAATGATGGGTATACTCTATTTCCGTCTATACCAACCCCTTGAGTAACTCCTACGTCGTCTATTGTTAATATTTCTTGAGAGCGAGTAGATACGTTTAGATTAACCTGAAGTGGTTCCAAAGTGGAAGTTAACATGTTAAAATTCTGTGTATAGTTTGCAAATATTAATCTATTAGCTACTACTTCTTGCCCTAAAGCGAATCTAGGTACGTTATCGTAAGGTCTTAATAACTGGTTGCTTTGCACAACAGAAGTTATTATTTCGGTTGATATATTAAATGTATTGTTAGTCCATTCTAAATCTGTTTCTTTAAAAGTGTCAACCACATATACATTAGCATTGTTTGATGCTTTGTACAAAATGTCTACACTTTTTACACCTGCCGGTATATCTATTGGTATAAAGTCTGAAATTTTCAGCTGCCTTATGTTATTAACCATACCTAGGTTGTAGCCTTGCTTAGGCGAATAATTAAACTCTCCTGGAATAAATGCAGGATTAGTAAAAGGCGAATATGCTGATAACTCGTTATTTTTATATTTATACCTGTAACCAAATCTAGCGAACCTAAATTCAAAAAAAGGTGGTTTTTGTTCTAAAATAACGTTGTAAAGAGAAGCTGTTGTAGATTCACCGTCGTCACTTCTACCTACTGAAAGAACCGTAACTATTGCTCCTGTTTGATTCCCTCCTACTCCAATGATGCTATCTATGTTAACTCGTATAGTAGCTCCCGGATCTAGAGGGTCGGCATCGGAATTTGTTAATAGTAACTTTTGCCCTACCCTATAAAAAGGTAAAGTTTGACCCTGCCACGATAAAGTTTGAAGACCATTAGCTGGAGTCATAGGCCCTATTTCAGTAGGATCAGTTGCTCCAGGCACTAATGCATAAAAACTATATAAAGTCGTAGTTTCTATATTTGCAGCTTGCCCTTGGTCATCTACAGCACTGGTTGAATAAGCTGTTATTGTAGGCGGTTGCAAAGGAAACTTTTTTATAACAGTAGTGTCTGATTCTATAAAATTTCTATTGTAAATTTGCGAGTGAGTAATAAAGTTAGGTGTAGACCCTACCCACTCTGATATATATATTTGTTTAGGCTCTGTTTGATTGTCTGTCCAAAGCAATATACCTTCTAATATATTTATACCGGTAATTAAATTATCAGCATTGAAATTAAAAATATTTTGTGTATCTACTATTAATGGTAAAGTAACTTGAGTAGTGGTGTTGTAGCTAGCTATTACGTCATAGGTATCTGAAGTAATAAACCAGTACACTATATCTGAATTAGGTTCCACAATAGAGCCTATACAAGTAGCGTTAGGTAACTCACTTATATATACGGTCGGATCCCATGTAGTATACTCACCCGTGCCGGCATTATAATTAGAATATGACTTTTCAGTATTTCCTTTTAAATTCTGAAATGTCCCAACCTGAGAAGTATCAGATGAAGCAACTTCTAAATTTAAAGCATCTCGATATTCACCATTAGGAAGTAACCTTTCGTCAAGGTCTTTATTCATTTTCCCTCCGGTAAATGTATGTATTAATTCTGGCATATATCTTAGTGTTTAATCCACTTGGATTGGTTTCTCATTACTTGTACAATCAATTCAGATTTCAACTGAGACAATCTAATTTTAGCGTTTCTTCTAGCTGCTGACAACTCTCTCTTATATCTAGCCACTAAATATTCTTGTGTATTTGCTCTAGTTGAAAGCACCGCGTGAAGTATATATTTATATATGGCATCTACAGCAAATTTGTGTACAACCATATCTTCGTCAGAACCTAATCCGTCGCTTATATATTTTAATGTTATTATTCTGCCTCTAAGATCTGAACTGAATCTAATAACACCATTTACATTATCTATATAAAAAGTACCGTTTGCTTGAGCTAATTCCGGATCTATACCGTATCTTCTGCCATAAGCGTAAAGACCTAGCAAGTCTGGATTGTCATTAAAGTTAAATGCATTGTTATTATTAACAACGTTATTTGAAGTATCGTAGTTCCACCGTTTTAAAGTTTCTGATTTATCAGCTTTTAATATTTTTCCGTCGTTATCATATGTGTACTCGTAAACATCATCTTGCAAAGGTGCTGATGGGTCGCTGGTGATATTTGTTCTATATATAGGTCTTTCGATACCTTGATTATCTGTCCACGAAAGTTTCGTGAAGTTTACGTAATCTTGTGGTAAAACAAAAAACAATCCTGGAGGTATTTCTATTTCAACAGATTTATCTTGAGGTAGCATATCAAAACTAAATTCTTGAATGGCTCTCATGGCATGAAACTGCACGTCTGTTCTTTTTACTTTTGAAATATTCTTATCTTCGCCAACATACGCAACCATAAAAGTATTTATAATATCATTTATAGGTACAAATTGATAACTTCCATAATCTTCGTCATGACTATTCCATAGTCCGTCTGGACCCAAATAGTATTCCTCTTGTGTTTTATTTATAATTCCCATATATTATGATTTTTCTTGTTGGTTAGTTTGTGATTCCATTCCTGCAGCTATTTGATACATTTGAATATCTTCAATAGCTAAGCCTGCGAATTCTAATATTTTTATAACTAACTCTGTTTCTTCAGAAGCGTGTAATTCGAAATCAGTAGATGATGTAGAGTCGTACAAAGCTTCACCGTAGATCATCTGGTAGCCCCAAGCAGCTTCTGTTGGTTTCTTTATATAATTACACTTAACATCCGTTAGGGTCACCTCAGAGGCTCCGTACACCTTATAGCCTGAAGTGTTAGCTACGAATACGGGTCTTGAATTTGTTGGTTTTGTCATTCCTGATTGAGCTATAGCTAAATATTCATTGTAATTTATACGCTCTGCTTCAACCGGAACTTTTGTTGTCACCACTGTGTTTGGTGTTGGATACAACGATTTTGTAGTAATTGTATTTTCGTAAACTATAGAACCTATTCTATATAGATTAGCAGGAGTACCCCAATGAAGAGTGTTTGTATTCCATACCATATTAGCGGTAGTTTCGAATATATTTATTTTTTCATTAAGGATGTTAAGCATGTCTGAGAACTCTGTATCATTACCAGAGAGTCTTCCAAACTGATTGATATCATAAAAGTATTGCTCGAATATATCTAATTGCGATTGATTAGCAAACAGGTTGAATTCCTGAGGAGTAACATATCCTCTTTGTTCTTTGTTTAATATTGCTAATACTCTTTGATAAACAGTATCTATGCTTACAGCCATAATTTATTTTTTAATTATTATAATAATAGGCCACCTTTACAGTAGCCTATCACTATAAAAGGTGACTATTTAAGTCTTTTTTCTATTGCTTTGTATATTTCCATACCTTCATCCGTCTTAAAGAATGCTGCTAGTGCAGAGTAAGGATGTTCATCGAAAGGCACTGTCATTACTTTTCTACCACTTTCTCCGTAAGTAAAAGTTCTTTGATCTGGCGATAGAGTTAATATATTAGCCTCTACGGCTTTTGCGCCAAAACTTCTTAATTGCACGTTATCGTCTTGAGCTAGGCTCATAAACAATTGAGGTTGGTTTCTAGCAAAAACTAGTACGTCTCTTTTTAATTCTGAGGATGTCAAGGCATTAACCCCTTCTCCTATTTCAACTCTTAATATAGCTTCTCCTTCTTCAATAGAAAGTGATTTAGCTAAGTTTAAAGCTGCTAATTCGTATTCAATCCAATCTGATTGATTTTGCGCTATTGCAGCAGGCTTGTATTCTTCTAATATGCCCTCTGTAGCGTATGGGTGATATAAAGATAAAAGCTTCTGTAAAACAACATTATTTGCTTTAACTCTTAATATGCCGTCTCTAAATACTATTCGACCCATTGTAACTTGACCTTCTTGCTCGTCAACAAAACATGACTTTTGGTTAGTAGCGTATCTTAATTCTCTTTGATACCCAACATTTTCATCAAACCATAACAGTGCTTTTGAATTACTGTGAGTTGTTGGTACTGTAAATACTAAAGGCTTTTTACCTCTAGTTAATTCATATAATCTATCTTTGACGATCCATTCGTCTTTCTTAGGCGCTTTCGCTGCCGTTGCTTTTGTAGCCATAATATAATATAATATAAATGTTAATGATAAGAGTAATAATTACCCCCGTAGTTTCAACGAGGGTAAAGATTACATTAATTTAATCTACTAGGTCGCTTTTAATAATACAAAGTTGTTAGCAGCTTGAGTACACATTGTTCTTTCTGATAAGAAGTGAACATTCATTGCATCCTCGTCACTTGTATAGTTTCCTCCAACTGAACCAGTAACCCAAGATTTCAAACGTCTGTCATCAGCTTCTGAAGCTCTATAACGGATATGTAAGAAAGGTCTTGAAATGTTCTGTCCTAATTGTTGGTCATAAACTGTAGAAGTTCCTGCTGGTACTAACACACCTTTAATATCGTCAATTAATCCACGAGTTGTAGAATCGTTTAGATATTTCCAGTCAGTTTTGTAAAAGTCATAAGAACCTCTTCTGAATCCTGAGAAACCTAAGTTTAAAGCCATATCTTCAGAGTTGTCAAATACACCGTAAGATGTACCACCTGCTCCGTAAGAATTTTGTGTAGCTAACATATTGTCAATAGATAAAGATGTACCTCTGTCTAAGAATAACATGTTCTCCTCAATTGCTCCTTGCTTATCAAGTTCTTGTAATATCGTATCAAATTGGTCAAGACCAGTTGCTCCTGCTACTACTGAACTAAAGTTTGGATCGTTAAAAACTAATCCTCTTTCCTCAATAGTACTAAACAAACCTTGCGTACCTGTAATAGCTGCTCCTGCTGCATCCGTAAACGCAGATTGTGCATTAGTAGCTTCAACCATACTCATTTCTAAGTAGTCTTCAAAACGAATTCTAGATTCATGCTCAGATTTTAAATACCATAAATATCCACCTGTTCCGATTTCAGTAGTAACCTCAACCCATCCGATTTGAGCAACATCTGAACCATTTACAGAGTATCTATCTCTTAAAATAATTGGTTTGTTACTAAAAGTAGTGAAAGAAGCGTCAACTGAATTACCCGCTAAGCTAGATCCTTTTCCATATTCAGAACCGAATACAAATAAACTAAGTGGAGCCACTGCTGTTGCACCTGCTAAAGCTGCTGGCAATTGACCATTAGCAGTATCATATACTTCGATGTTGTAAACCTGCTTCCCTGCTGCGATTGCACCTAAGGACTTTACAAAGGCTTTTACTGTATCGTTACCTTTAGCTACTACGATTGTCATTCCAGGTCCTAATAATGGAACTTTCCCATCTGCTCCAGGAGAAGGTAATGAAATAGTTTTAGCTGCTACCGCTGCAGATTCTACAGTATCATAAGCGATATGTAATCTTCCTTGCTCAGACCAAACTACTTGATCAGATGCCATTGGCATTTCTGCTCCAACCATACGTAAGAAACCTGTAATCGTTCTGTTTCCATAACGCTCTACTTCTTTCTCATATACTTCTGGTAAAAATTGTTGTGCCCAGTCCATATCCGTTAAAGACAAATAGTTGTCTCCGAATAATCCTTTTACGGGTCTTGGTGTTAAATGCGCTAAGTTAGCTAATGTAGCTGGCGCTGTTGCAAATCCTGCCATAATTTTTTACTTTAAATGTTTAAATGATTTTATCTTTAATTTTGAATCACTACCCCCACTGTCAACTGATCTTACGCTCCACCCACCATTGTTCGGTTTAACATTTTCATGAACACCTCTCGCGCCCATTTTAATGTTTTTCGAATTAGATACGCTTTCTTTCATTGCATCGGATTTACCCTGCTCATAGAAATGTTGTGCGACAGAATCTGCATTCATAGCTGTAAACAAACTTTTGTGATAACCTTGAGCATCAGACATTACGCCATCTTCATTCAAGAACTTCTTGATAAAATTGTTAATGTCACTCTGATTATTTTTCACAGTTTCCGCATCTTTAACTTTAAATCGGTATTTTTTATCACCAACAGAATAATCAAAACCTTTGAAATTCTCATTGAATAATTTACCAGTTTTATCTAAAAACGCATTTGTTTGCTTCTCAGCTGTTTGAGTTGCTAATTCATTTTCTTTTGTATAGCGATTGAAAAAATCTACCGCTTTCTTTTGTTCAGGAGCTAATTTACTACCTCCTTTTATTTCCTCGTAATACGTGGACTTTAAATTGTCTAAATATGTTTTAGCTTTTGAAAGCTCTTCTTTCCTAGCTATTTTCTTTTTTATCACATCTCTGTCATCATCGATATCTTCGTCAAATGCAAAGTTCTCATCTAATAAGAACGCTACTTCATCGCCATCTAAATGAGGTTTTGATGTTTGGTAATACTCTTTTAATAACTGATCTTCATCTAAGGAATTGTAGTCTACGTTTAATTTAACATAATCTTCTAAGCTTCCTCCTGTTTCATTTATAAAATTAACTACCTTTTGTATATTTTCAGGTAATTCAATACCTAAATCTTTTTCTACAATCGCTTGCTCAACTTGCTCTTCGAGTTCTTCTACTTGCTCTACAACTTCTTCGTCTGTTATTTCTTGTAGAAATTCACTCTCTAATTCTTCTTGAACGGGTTCATTAGTTTGAACGGGCTCTGGTTGTTGTGGTACTTCTGCTTCCACTTCTTGTACAGATTCGGTTTGTTGATCTGCAACCACATCTGCTGTTTCTTGCTCTGTATTGGCATTTGGTTCTACGGGTTTTGATAAATCAAGTTTCAGAGTTCCGTCTTCAGAGACAGACGCTGGACCTGTTTGTTCTACTTGTTCAACTGCAGCTGGTGCTTCAGTTGGTTTTACGGTAGGTTTTTTTATTTTAAACGTACCTTCTGTGTTTTGTGCTTCCGCCATGATAAGATATTATATGATTGTTACTACTATTATTACCTAGGTTCGAAGGAACCTAAGCCAAATCCACCGCCCATTACGTCATTCCCTGACGATTCAAAGTTTTTTGGTGGTAAATCTTGTTGTCTTTGAGCAATCATCTCGCTCTGTTGCGTACCTTGTATCTTAGTACGATTGTCTTTTCTGTCCTCTATAGAATTTTCTTTTGATTTCATAGCTTCAACTTCCATGCCTTTAAGTTTAACGTTGTATTGAAATTCTAATTCCATCAATTCTTTCTTTGCACCAACTTCTATTTGTATCCTTTGTTGTTCTATCTGACCTTTTAATTGTTCCAACTGAGATTTAGTTGCGAATAAAGCTTGGTCTTTTTGAACTTCCGCTTGTGCTGCTACTTGTTGAGCCTGCGCGTTTGCTTGAGCTTGAGCTTGTATATTAGCTTGTTGCTCTGCCTGTAGTCGTTCTTGACGTTTCTTTTGCTTAACTTTTAGCAATTGATTAGCTAGTTTTAAGTTTTTAACTTCACGAATATCAATAGCATCGGATAAATCTATTAAACCGGCTTGTAAAGCTGTCTGTACATTGTTTTCTAATACTTGTTTTTGCTCATCATCCGGTCTTAATTCTAAGAATATACCAAAATCGTGCAAATGTAAATCACTCATTTCTTCTAAGGTAGCTACATTAAAAGCTCCCACTTTTTGTATGAACGCGTCCCTAGCTGGATGATATTCTAATATATCAGATATTCTAAGCGATAGACATTCCGCTGTTTCTTTTGTTAAAAACAAACCAGCATCTAATATATGTCTTGTAGCTGTATTTGAATTTGCTGCTGCCATTTTTTGAATACCAACTAAAGCTCTTGAATCTTGTGTGCTGCCATCTCTCGCCTCGTTTAAGCCAGTTACATCCCTTATCATTTGTAGATAGTAATTGTAAGTCTGAATTAATGTAGCCATTTTTTGCCCGCCACTACCAGTTTGTATTTCTTGTATCGGAACTTTACCTGGATTCATATCACCGTCTTGAGTAAACGATCTACCAATAACAGATCCTGTTTGAAAGAACATATTAAGTGCTTCCTGCGGGTTGTAATTAGTTCCGTTACCTAAGTCAACTTCATTAATACCATCAGCATCCAAATAAACACCGTCAGGTATCATTCTCTGTAACACCTGCTGTAATTTTAAATGGGTCAATTGAATCATATCAGCAAAACCAGTACATCTACTAACTATAGATTCTATTTTACCTTGATACATTCTTGGAGCAGTAATAGAGTAATTCATTTTAACTTTAGATGAATCACTTTTAGGTCGCATCATATTTGGTGCCATTTCCCATTTCAATAATAGGTTAGTACCTAATACCATGACCCCTTCGTATAATACCTCTAAAGATCTTGATAGCTTTCCGTACTCTGCTTCGTAAGCCTCTATAGGTGGATCATACTGATCATCCCTTACTATTACTTTTGTTGCGCCAGTTGCTGTTTCTTTAACCTTATAAACCTCATTCATATAGGTTTTATAGTTAAAATATAAAAGCTGTATAACGTTTGAGTCTCTATTGTTGTTTACAGAATTTGAAGGGTTGTTATCGTAAACACCTTTGTTTTGAGTTCCTTGCTGTTGAATTTGTTCTAGCTGATCCTGTGTTAAATCAGGAAATTGTTTCTTAAGCTCATTAATAGGCACGAATTTTACTTCACCTACATAATATATATCTTGAAAATAAGGATCTTCAGTGTAAGAATAAACCATATAAGCCGGATCTACATATTCAACAGTAACACCGTTAGATTCTGTAAAATTATTTTTAACGGCTCCAATACCTAATATAGTCAAGTCTTCGTTTATTCTTCTCTTTGTAAGGTCATAGTTGTTGCCGGCTAACATAGTGTTGATAGCCTCTTCTTCCGCTATTTCTATACCTTGCTTNTAACTAAGCTGCATGTGCAAATCCAGCTCCTCTTCAGAGTCGGGTAATCTGTCAGGNGCATTCTCAAACAAGTTAATGCCAAACTGTTCTTGGGCAAAGTTATTTAACTCTTCTGTTTGTAAATCTCTGATTATAGATTCCATGTANGCTGTTCTCTTAGAAACACCATATGGATCCTGAGAATAAGCTGTAATGTCAAAACTTCTATCAGATATACCGTTAACTACTATATCTACAAATTTAGATAAAATAGGTACAGGCTTCCAATCTAGGTTTAAATAAGACAAATCACCATTTATAGACATTTCGTCTTTGTACTTTTGTATTGGTTGTTCCCCTCTTGCATACAACCTTAAAGCATGAAATGTGTTTTGGTTGCTTCTAAATCTAGTTATTCCGGAATTACCGTCGAACCATTCATTAGTGATTGCTCTACCAACTTGCAATCCGTAATCTTGAGACATCTTCTCTTGATCACTTACAACTTGACTTGGAAAAAAACTATTTGTTACACCTCTAGCCATATTCTTATTTTATTATCTCGGATAAATTGCCTTCTTG